ACCAGCACATCACCATCGCGGGCTATGAGGAAGAGGTGCAAACCTGTGTCGATGAGCTGGTGGCGTATCGACTGGCGCGTGATGCTGTATTCCTGCGAATCGATCCCGCTCGTCCGACGCAGACTGGCGAACTCACTGGTGCATTGCCTGCGCCGACTGGCAAGCGCTTTACCATCACTGAACAACAATCCCTGCTGACACATGGCATTGCGACCGCTTACACAGAATCTGGCGTGCTGCGTATTCAGCGTGACATCACCACCTACAAGACCAACACGTATGGCGTGGCAGACAACAGCTACCTCGACAGCGAGACATTGCATACCAGCGCCTATGTGCTGCGCCGCCTGAAGTCGATTATTACCAGTAAATATGGCCGTCATAAACTCGCCAATGATGGAACGCGTTTTGGCCCAGGCCAGGCGATTGTCACGCCAGCGGTTATTCGCGGCGAGCTGGGCTCAACCTACCGCCAGCTTGAACGCGAGGGAATTGTCGAGAACTTTGACCTGTTCCAGAAATACCTCATCGTTGAGCGCAATGCTAACGACCCGAACCGTCTGGATGTACTGTTCCCGCCGGATTATGTCAACCAGCTGCGCGTGTTTGCTGTGCTTAATCAGTTCCGTCTGCAGTACAACGAGGAGAGCGCATAATGGGTAAGATTGCAGGAACAACCTATTTCAAAGTCGACGGCCAGCAGTTGTCTATCACCGGCGGCATTGAAGTGCCTATGAATACAAAAGTTCGTGACGATGTCATCGGTCTTGACGGTTCTGTTGACTATAAGGAAACGAGCCGAGCCCCCTATACAAAGGTGACAGCAAAAGTGCCGAAGAGCTTTCCCATCGACAAAATCACCTCGTCTGATGTCATGACCATCACATCTGAGCTGGCCAACGGTCAGGTGTACGTGCTGTCCAATGCCTGGCTGCACGGCGAAGCTAACCATAATCCCGAAGAGGGCACAGTGGATCTGGAATTCCACGGTGAAGAAGGATTTTACCAATGACAAAAGAGCTGAAGCTTAAAGAGCCGATTATGGCGCATAACGAAAAACTGCATGTACTGGAACTGCGTGAACCGTCATATGACGAAATCGAAGCGATCGGTTTCCCGTTTACGGTTACCTCGGAAGGCGCAATTAAAATCGACAGCTCCACTGCGCTGAAATATATCCCGCTGCTGGCCGGGATCCCCCGGTCATCTGCGGCGAAGCTGGCGAAACTCGATATTTTCAAAGCCAGCATGCTGATCCTCAATTTTTTTACTCAATCGGCGGGGGAGACAACCTCAGAAACCGACTCTATAACACCGCTCACTTCTGGCGATTAAACCCCCTTGAGCTTCGGCGGGCGGTCATATCTGAATTTCTGGAACTGGAATCGGAGGCCGTCCGTATTAATGAGGAAATAAAGCATGGCTGACAGTTTCCAGTTAAAGGCCATCATTACCGCCGTTGATCAGCTTTCCGGCCCGCTGAAGGGCATGCAGAAACAGCTAAAAGGTTTTCAGAAGGAGGTATCCGGGCTGGGCGTTGGCGCTGGCGTGGCCGGCGCTTCTATCCTGGGAGTGTTTGCTGGCGCGACACAATCAGCGATGGGGCTTGAGAATCACATGGCTGATGCACGCAAGGCGATCGAGGAGTTGCACGATCCTAAAGCGTTCAGGCAGATGACCGATCAGTTGATTGATATGTCAACCCGGTTGCCAATGAGTGCTGAGGGATTAGCGGAAATAACTGCTGAAGCCGGTCAGGCAGGTATCCCGTTTAAGGAGCTGGCGCAGTTTACTGAAGACGCGACCAAAGCGGCGGTTGGTTTCGGCATGACGGCTAATGAGGCTGGTCACCAACTGGCCGTATGGCGCACAGCATTTAAACTGACACAGAAAGAGGTGATGAACCTCTCCGACCAGATGAATTACCTGGCCATGACAGGTCCGACTACTGAGAAACAAATCGGGGATGTCGTGACATCGGTGGGCAATCTGGCAACAACGGCTGGGGTGTCAACATCTGATCTGGCTGCCATCGCAGCAACCATTACCGGCGTTGGTGTCAGCTCAGATGTTGCCGGTACGGGTGTGCAGAACTTTATGTTGGCGTTGACCAATGCCAACACCAATAAAGCGAAAGCTGTGCTGAAAAGTATCGGGCTGACCTCTAAGGAGGTGGCAACAGGGATGCAGAAAGATTCGCGCGGTATGATGCTCCGCGTACTTGAAGGATTGGGGAAAATATCAAAGGACAAGCAGGCCAAAGGCCTGGAGTGGTTATTTGGCAGGGAGTCGATAAAGGCCATTGCGCCCCTGCTTACCAATCTGGATCTACTGAAGAAAAATTTCAATTCGGTATCAGATGCCTCGAAATACGCGGGGGCCACACAGCGTGAGTATGATTCACGGGTAAACACTACAGAGAAACAGCTGCAAATCCTCAAAAACCAGTTTACTGCCCTGGCTGTTACCGTGGGCAGTGAATTTTTGCCCATTGTGGTTGATGCCACTAAAGCGATGGCTCCCTATATGAAAGAGGCTTTGCAGTGGGTGCGTAATAATCCGGATGTTATTAAATCGATAGCCAAATTTGGCCTGGCGCTTTCTGCTGTTTCAATGGCAATGGGTGGGGTTTCACGAGCCGTTAAAATCATGAATATGGCATTCAACCTTTCGCCAGCGAAACTCGTTGTGGGCGCTTTGGTGATTGGCGCGTATGAAATTATCGAGCACTGGGATGAGGTTGGCCCGATTATCAAGGCGGTATGGCAGGAGGTGGACAAAGTCGCTCAGGCAATGGGCGGCTGGGAGACAGTCATTAAAGGTGTTGGTGTTGTGATGGCAGGCTCCTTTGCTGTTAATACCATTGGTTCCCTGCGCCAGTCCGTGCTCCTGGCGGGGCAGCTCTCTGGCCTGTTGGGGAAAATAGGCAAAATGGGTGCCATGACACTGACGATCGGGATCGTGGTTTCGTTGCTGAAGCAACTGGATGAACTGGACAAGGGCGCAAAAGATGCTGGTGTGGATAAAGGCACTTTCCTAGTGCAGAAGATGCAGGCGAAGGAGCGGGAGAGGGGGTACAACGGCTTTATTCCCCGGCTGAAAGAGCTACTTGGCATTGACAACGCTATTCCAGAGGGCCGATATCGACCCTCCATACCGTTAAACAGAAACCCAAACATTCTTGATCGTGCGGCGACACCCGGTACACAAAGAAGTGAACTGAAAGTAAGCTTTGAAAATGCCCCTCAGGGTATGCGCGTGACAGATATTCCGGCATCCGGCAATCCTCTGATGGGTATCTCCCACGATGTAGGCTATTCGCCCTTTAAAACCCCTCGTTAAAACGCTCCGGCGTTTTTTTCAAAAGGTAAAACCATGGCATTTTTTTCTACGTCAGACTGGCGCGATCGCCTGCGCGATGCGTCATTTCGTGGTGTGCCTTTCTCCGTAGAGGATGATGATGCATCATTTGGCCGCCGGGTACAGTTGCACGAGTACCCTAACAGGGATAAGCCCTACACGGAGGATCTTGGCAGAGCAGCGCGCAGGCTGACCATCAACGCTTACGTGATTGGGGGGGATTATGCTGATCAGCGGGATCGACTGATTGCCGCGGTGGAGACGAACGGCCCCGGCACGCTGGTTCATCCTCAGTATGGTGAAATGCAGGGCAGCATAAACGGCACAGTGAAGGTATCGCACAGCAGTACGGAAGGACGCATGGCGCGCATTTCGTTCGAGTTTGTGGAAAGTGGAGAGTTAACTTTCCCGGTAGCGGGAATGGCGACAGCGCAGCGCCTTGATGAATCAGGCAATCTGTTTGACGGTGCCATTGACGGTATGTTCTCCGCCTTTGGCCTCTCCGGTATCTCGGACTTTATCCAGAATGATGTGATTGCCGATGCCACGGCGATGATCAATACAGTTTCGGATGCATTTAAAATGGTCGATTCCGGCGTGTCGGCCGCCATGCGGCTGCTGCAGGGCGATTTGTCGGTCATTCTGATGCCGCCCAGCACCGCTAATGATTTTGTCAGAGCGCTACAGAAAGCCTGGCGTGCTGGTGATCGCCTGAGCGGTGATACTTCCGATTTGGTCACAATGATAAAAACCCTGTCCGGTATTACGCTGGATCCTGGTCTTTCTCCGCGGGGTACCTGGTCCACTGACTCTGGTTCTATGGTCACCCAAAAAACGCAGAGTAATCTGGTCGCGGCGGCAATTCGGGCAACGGCTATCAGTGCGGCCACTGCTGCGGTGACGACGCTGGCGCAGCCACGTGTTTCGTCAGCCCAAAATACCGCAACGACGAGTGATTCGGACATCATTACTGTTACGCACCCGGCCCTTGATGGTGCACAGAGAGTCAGTAGCGCAAGTCCTCCTCCTAACTGGGACGACCTCACCGATATCCGGGCCGCGCTCAATGCGGCAATAGACCAGGAGCAGTTGCGGATCAATGATGATTCGCTGTTCCAGCAGATTTCCGCGATGCGTACAGACCTGAACCGTGATATTTCGGCGCGTCTGGCGCAGGTAGAGCGTACAGCACAGAGAACGCCGGATGATGTTCTGCCCGCTCTGGTGCTGGCCGCTGGCTGGTATGACGACGCTGGGCGCGAATCTGACATTCTGACCCGTAATCCTGTCCGCCACCCCGGCTTTGTGCCGGTTGAACCGCTGAGGGTGCCGGTACGATGAACAATAACGTTTTTTTGCGCATCAACGGGCGCGAATGGGGCGGCTGG